TCTCTTTCTGCTTTTCTTTTTGCTATCGCTGCTTTTGTTTGAGCATCTTTTAACTCTCTTCTTCTTCTAAAAAATTCTTCACCTGATCTACTAGCTGCAAATAAATCTTTCATACTACCAGTTTTTTTAAATCTTTCTTCAGCTCTTTGAAATCTGTTTAACCCAGTATTTGGATTATAGAAATCATTTACCATATAAGCTGGTTGATTAAAGTCACCTATTTTATATATTCCACCTTTAATAGTGGCTCCTGGAGTAAATCGTTCATAGGGTTGACCTTCGAAATTTTTTAAAGCATTAAATCCAGGAATAGTAAAGCCAAGAAGAGTTCTAAATAAATCTTTTATACCACTAGATTTTTGTGGTGTTGAAAAATCTTCTTTATCAGTAAACCCTTGAATATTATCTGCACTTGTTCCAAAAGGAATTGTCGGTACATTTTGCGCTGCTGATGATGAAGTAATACCTGTTTTAACATTCGGAGAAAATATGCTTTGAAAATCTGTAGGATCAAATGATGTTTGATTAGGTTCAGGTATAGTGGATTCAAACTCATCAAAAAGTCTGCCTCCTACATCAAAAGGTAAATTACTACTTGTACCTACAGGTACAATTGAAATTGTGCCATCAGGGTTTACTATAGTTTCAAAACCAGGTGTTCTTGATGTGCTTCTTACTTTATCAGGTTCTGCCGCGCTTGCTGAACTAATTAAAGATTCAAAAAAACCTTTTTTAGGAGCTGCTGCTTCTGCATCAGCGATAGCTTTAAATTTTGCATAATTAACATCTCCCAGAACAAATTGAGAAGTTGGATCTTTTTCATATCTTTCTTTAAATCCAGCCATACCAAAAACACCATCGTATTGTTGTTTTTCCATAGGTGATAATTGATTGTATAATTCTTCTGCAGTTTTTTGTGCCTCTATTTCAGCCATTATCTTCTTCCGTCCGGTTGTGCGTCTAATCTTAGTGTGCCATATCTCCAGGTTTCACCTGTACCATCGTTTTCTATCTTTATAGATACAAGTCTTCCTCTGGCTCTAGTGTCCACCTTATCAGTTGTTGACGTAACTGTAAAGGGTCCAAGTGGAGAACTTACAGCCACATCGTCTGGATATGCACTAACAAGTAAAGTTACTTTGGCATTACCTGTTTGATATTTAAAATCAGGTATAAATCGTCTAACAGCCATAAAAAACTCACCATCTCCCCTGTAATCCGCAACACCTGTCGCTTGACCAAGAGCACTACGTCTTGATGTTATGTCCCAATCTCCTGACCTTATAAAAGCAGGTATAGCAGTGGTTCCAGAGCTATTGACCTGATCTGTACCTTCTTCATGTTCATAATAAATACTTGCACCAAATAGATTAGTTATTCCTAATATATCAGGAAATACCGGTGTAGATGTATCTTCATAATCCGTAGCGTAAGGTGCATCAAATACACCTTGATCCTGATAGGTGGTTCTATCTAACGATGATGTGGTCCAGATGTTTTCAGAATAATTATAGGTCACACATCTATCTATCTGATCGGATCCCGCTTTTGGATAAAACCAATTTACCTCTGTATATAAATTATTAGCTGCAGCAAATACAACATCTCTAGAGTTAAAGTTTAATCCTAGATTATCTCCATCCGTTGTAAATACAAAATCTTCCACGAGTGATGGCAATGATTTTACTGTTCCATCGAAAGCAAAAAAACCACCTTCTGCACCCATCCAAAAAACGACGCCATTAATAAAAGCAGCTGCATGTTGTCCGATGCATCCACAATTTGTACCAACCTGTCTGACACTAAATGTAAATGGTGGACCAACAAATTGAATAACATACGCAGCAAGATCAGTTATAACAAACACGTAGTCTTTACCTTGAAGTGCAGCTCGTATTTCATTACCAGTATCTAATCTAAACGTACCTGCTGTATTGGTAGCTGTTGGTGTGTATGTGTTTAAATCTTCTTGATTAGAAAATCTTACAAACATTGGATCCTGTGTTGTCGTGTCACCAATAGTTGTTTCAGTTCCAAAATGAAACAAATGTCTGTCTCGATCTGAGACCAACGTAAATCTAGTTTTTGTAGGATTGTTACTCGTTGCAAAATCTGTTGTTGTTAATGAGGCCCTAATTGTTCTGGCGTTTGTTGCACCTGCGTTCCATGTAAAAGTCTTACCGTTAAAGATGGTTGCAACTAAAACCTGACCAAAATTATCAAGACTCCAGTTTCCTGGATCCAGAATTACAGAACTGGTTGCTCTAGGTGTATTCCAAGTGCTTGCTCCCCATGTAGATGTGCTCCAACCAAAACCTGTTGTCTGTGTTGTTGGTCCTACTTCAACATAAGGATTAACAGTTACCGCCCCTGCAGCGGTCATACCAGAACCTGTTTCAACAGACGCAGCTTGAACTGTAAATTTATCTATATCAGGAACAG